GGCAGCGTAATCCTGATGGCAGCGGCTATGAGCCGCGAAAAGTTACGGCCCGAACAAAAAAGGGGCGTATCAAGCGGCAGATGTTTTCGAAGCTGCGCACGGCGAAATACCTGAAAACTGCAGCCAAGGCGGACTCTGCCAGCGTGCAGTTTGAGGGTAAGGTGCAACGTATTGCGCGGGTGCATCATTATGGATTGCGGGACCGAGTTAAGAAAGGCGGGCCTGAGGTGGTCTATACCCGCCGTGAGTTGCTTGGCTATTCAAAGGATTTTGAAAACCAATTGATAGATACAATAATTAGTGCTCTTAGCGGCTGATTTACAATCCTATGAAAAGGCGTCGTTTAGATCAATTTCATAACCAGCGGATTTCAATTCTTTGGCAACTGTAAGCTGCCAGGCGTTGTCACTAATGTATACCACTCCACTTATATCACCCGGCAATTCGACATTGCCATCAACAATTGGCATTACTCGTTCTCGACTAAGGAGCCCGATCAAAAGACCGTGCTCAAAAACAACATTTTGTCTGGCTCTGGGGTTAAGAGTACCTTTCTCAGCCTCACTTGCGGTATTCCCAAGGTCATCTTCGGTATAAAGTACTAAAGCGAAGCCTACATCAGTATAATGTTCGAGCTTCTCAATTATCGTCTTACCTCTACTCGCTTGCTCATGAAGAATTATAGGCTCCAATCCTAGTTTTGAAACAAACCGAGCAGTCCTTTCTTTGACCGCTTCTCCATGTCCATGCACAATAAAAACGCGATTGTTCTGTTGGGTAGAAAGAGGCACTTCTTCATTATTTTGGGTGTCTTGATTATCTGGAAGAACATATTCTCCACTTTCAATGTCCATAATCAATGAGTCAATGTAAGCCGCATATTTTCCGCCAGAACCTTTTAAAAACCATAAGCCAACATCTTCCCAACGACTCAACATTGAAAATGAATAGCTAACAAGGCTCTGATCAAAGCGAGCTGACTCTCCAGGTAAGTAGCTATCTAGTACTTCTCTTGTTTTTCTTTTTAATGCTTCGTATCTGTTTCCGCCAAATTCGGTCCCGCGAGTTGAGTAGGCCTCAACAACTTCGGTCAACAGTCGACGTTTGAGTTCGTTCAACTGCCCGATAATCTCATCTTTGTTGTGATTCATTTTTACTCTCTTAGCGCATGAGGTGATGTGGACGTAATCATAAGGATAAATTGTCTTGTTCACCATACAAATACCTTCGATAACAGTTGTTTGAATCAGCTTGCATTATGGCTTTATGAATGCACAACTTACCGAAATCATGCGCCTTATCACCAATCTGATCCGCACCGGCATCGTGACCGAAGTGGATCGGAAGAAATGGCTGTGCCGGGTGAAAGTAGGCGAACTTGAAACCAACTGGATTAACTGGCTGACGCTGCGTGCCGGTGGTGCCCGTACATGGTGGTGTCCGTCGCCGGATGAGCAGGTGGTGGTGCTGAGCATGGGCGGCAATCTGGAAACCGCATTTGTGCTGCCTGCCATCTACTCTAATCAGTTTCCGCCGCCGTCGGATTCTGTGGACGGCGGCGTGACGGAGTACCCGGACGGGGGTTGGTTTGAGTATGAATCCGCCACCGGACGATGGCATGTTCGGGGTATCAAATCTATGGTGATCGAAGCGGCGGATAATATCACCCTCAAAACCGCTGAGTTTGTGGTGGAGGCTGACACCACGCGCATTAACAGCGAGGTGGTGATCAATGGTGGCGTCACTCAGGGCGGCGGCGCGATGAGTTCCAACGGGATCGTAGTTGATGACCATGAGCATACTGGTGTTCTGAAAGGCAGCGCTAACACGGGAGGTCCGGTATGACGTTGTATATCGGTATGAGCAGGAATGACGGGCAGGCCATTGCAGATACAGACCATCTGCGCCAGTCGGTGCGGGATATTCTCCTGACGCCGCAGGGCAGCCGTCTTGCCCGCCGGGAATATGGCTCCCTGCTGTCTGCCCTGATTGACCAGCCGCAGAACCCGGCGCTGCGCCTGCAGATTATGTCTGCGGTCTATGTGGCGCTGAACCGCTGGGAACCACGCCTTACGCTGGACTCCATCACTATCAACGGTAATTTTGACGGCTCTATGGTGGTTGAACTTACCGGACACGGCAATAACGGCGCACCGGTTTCCCTTTCCGTATCAACAGGAGCAGACAATGGCAGTCATTGACCTTTCCCGGCTACCGCCGCCGCAGATTGTGGAAGTGCCGGACTTTGAGGCATTGCTGGCAGAACGCAAGGCCGCCTTTGTGGCCCTCCATCCGGCTGATGAACAGGAAGCCGTTATGCGCACGTTAGCGCTGGAGTCAGAACCCGTCACCAAACTGCTGCAGGAAAATACTTACCGCGAAATCCTGTTGCGCCAGCGTATTAATGAGGCTGCGCAGGCGGTCATGGTGGCCTATTCCATGGGAAATGACCTTGAACAACTGGCAGGTAACTGCAATGTGAAGCGCCTGACAGTAGTCCCTGCCGATAATGACGCGGTGCCGCCGGTCGCCGCAGTGATGGAAAGTGATGAAGCATTACGCCAGCGCATTCCTGCAGCATTTGAGGGGCTGTCCGTTGCAGGGCCGACGGGAGCCTATGAGTTCCACGCCAGAAGCGCCGACGGGCGCGTGGCTGATGCCAGCGCAACCAGTCCTGCACCGGCTGAGGTGGTGCTTACCGTACTGAGCCGCGAGGGTGATGGTACGGCAGGGGCTGACCTGCTGGCAGTGGTTGAACAGGCGCTTAACAGTGAAAAGGTTCGCCCGGTGGCAGACCGCCTGACGGTGCGCAGCGCTGAAATTATTCCGTACAGCGTGGACGCAACGATCTTCCTTTATCCGGGGCCGGAGGCTGAGCCGGTGATGGCAGAAGCAAAAGCCAGTCTGCAGAAATACATCGCCAGTCAGACGCGGCTGGGACGTGATATCCGCCGCAGTGCCATTTATGCCGCGTTGCATGTGGAGGGCGTCCAGCGTGTGGAGCTGGCGTCCCCGCAGGGTGATGTGGTGCTGGATAAGACGCAGGCGGCATCCTGTACTGAATGGAGCATCATCAACGGGGGCACGGATGAATAGCCTGTTTCCGCCGGGTTCGTCGCCGCTTGAGCGCCGACTGGCGCAGACCTGCAGCGGGATTTCCGATCTGCAGGTATCGCTGCGTGATTTGTGGAATCCGGCAACCTGTCCGATCAGATTCCTGCCTTATCTGGCCTGGGCGTTTTCTGTTGACCGCTGGGATGAGAGCTGGACAGAAAGCGTCAAGCGCCGCGTTGTGCAGGACGCTTTTTATATCCATCAGCACAAGGGGACAACCAGCGCCGTGCGGCGTGTGGTGGAGCCGTTTGGCTTCCTGATCCGCATCATTGAGTGGTGGCAGACCGGCGAAACGCCGGGGACGTTCCGTCTGGATATTGGCGTGCAGGACCAGGGCATAACAGAAGAAACCTATCTGGAGCTGGAGCGCCTGATCGGTGACGCCAAACCGTGCAGCCGTCATCTGGTTGGCATGTCCATCAACCTGCAGACAGGCGGCCCGTATTTTGTGGGCGCAGCCACCTACACCGGCGAAGAAATCACGATCTATCCGTACATCAACGAAACCATTATTTCCGGCGGCACCGCCTATGAAGGCGGTGCGGTCCATGTTATTGACACGATGAGAGTGAACCCATGAGCGCAAAATTTTACACCCTGCTGACGGATATCGGCGCGGCGAAACTGGCAAGCGCCGCCGCGCTCGGTGTCCCGTTGAAAATTACCCATATGGCGGTGGGTAGCGGTGGCGGTGTGCTGCCCACACCCAACGCGCAACAGACCGCATTAGTTGCTGAGGAGCGCCGCGCAGCGCTGAATATGCTGTATATCGACCCGCAGAACAGCAGCCAGATTATTGCTGAGCAGGTGATCCCGGAAAATGAGGGCGGGTGGTGGATTCGTGAAGTCGGCCTTTTTGATGAAACCGGCGCATTGATCGCTGTGGGAAACTGCCCGGAGAGCTACAAGCCGAAGCTGGCGGAGGGCAGCGGACGTACGCAGACCGTGCGTATGGTACTGATTACCAGCAGCACCGATAACATCACCCTGAAAATAGACCCTGCAGTGGTTCTGGCAACCCGCAAATATGTGGATGACAAGGTGCTGGAGCTTAAGGTGTATGTGGATGACCTGATGGCAAAGCATCTTGCTGCTGTTGATCCTCATTCGCAGTATGCACCAAAAGACAGTCCGACACTCACCGGCACGCCAAAAGCGCCGACGGCGGTGGCAGGCAATAATTCCATGCAGCTTGCAAACACGGCCTTTGTGCAGGCGGCAATTGCCGCGCTTGTTGATTCTTCTCCGGGGGCGCTGGATACGCTGAACGAACTGGCTAAAGCGTTAGGCAACGATCCTAACTTTGCTACTACCGTAACCAATGCGCTTGCCGGGAAAATGGATAAATTGGCTAACGGTGCAGATATTGCTGATGTTGCTGTATTCCTTAACAACCTTGGCCTGGGGGCCGGTTCTGCTTTGCCAGTGGGTGTACCAATTCCCTGGCCACTTGCTGCAGCACCTGCAGGATGGCTCAAGTGCAACGGGGCGGCCTTTACCGCTGTGCAGTATCCAAAGCTGGCCCAGGCCTACCCTGGCCTGAAATTGCCCGATCTACGTGGGGAATTTTTGCGTGGCTGGGATGATGGGCGTGGGGTTGATTCTGGTCGTGGAGTATTTACCAGTCAGACTGAAGATTTTAAGGCACACCGCCATGAGTCCTATTTCTATGCAGGGGTGAATCGAACGGAAATTCCTTTAATTAACCTTAGCAACTCGGACGAAATGTTAACCCTGAGTTCATCAGTAAATGCACTCAATCCGACTGATATTGACAGCACAGGAACGCTTATCGGGCAGGATGATTACAACTGCGTGCAGGAAGGAACAAAAAACACCAGGCGAACAGCTACTTCGTTAAGTTCAAGCATTGTGGGGGGAGCAGAAACGCGTCCGCGCAACATTGCCTTTAATTACATCGTGAGGGCCGCATAATGCAGACTGCAGTAATAGAAAACGGTTTTGCCATCGTGGCAGGTGAAATTGTTGTATTCAATTACGACAGTCAAACGCGGGTTTATTTATCTCAGTCTACCGAATACCTGCCGGTAGGTGTCAGCATTCCCGCAAATTCCTGCACTGACAAACCTCTAACCGCAAAGGATGGATACGTGGTCTGCCGAAACAGAAAGCTGACTGGATGGGAGTACCTGGCTGATCATCGCGGTGAAATTGTCTGGAGTATCGAAACAGGCGAACCCCTACAAATTACTGTACCGGGCGATTATCCCGCAGATATCACGCTTTACGAACCCGCTACACCTTACGATAAATGGAACGGTGAACGCTGGGTTACAGACAAGACTGCGCAGCAGGAGGCGGAAATTTCGGCAGCTAACGCCACCAAGGCCGCGCTTGTTAAAATCGCCAGCGAGCATATCGAACCCTTGCAGGATGCGGTTGATCTGGGTATGGCGACGGATGATGAAAAAGCCCGGTTTAATGCCTGGCGAAAATACCGTGTATTGCTGAGTCGTGTGGATATCAGTACAGCACCAAGCATAACATGGCCTAAATCTCCAGCATAAAATACCCATGCTCATCGCGTGAGTATTTTGATTGTTATAAATTTTGTCAATGCAATTATAGAAGATTTAATGCTCAATTTGACCAATGGTATGATTGATTAGAGATATCATATCATTGGCTGCAGGAGTGTTGGTAGAAGTTATATTATTTTTATGGCAATAATCTAAAATTATCGAAAGACGTTCTTTTACAATTAACAAAATGTTTTTATGAAGCTCTACATGCAACCAGAGAATACCTGCTGGTGTATCATTGTGCATTTTAAGAGATGTGTTGAAGTTTTTACAATGCAGATTAGTGATAGATATTTCTTTCCATATCTCACTATCTATTTTGTCGTTAATATTACCAGTTGTTGTTTTCATTTTATCTGAAAAGAGTATGAGGTCATATCTATATGGATTTACTGTTTTGTCATCGAGGTAGTTGGTTGTGTAACCACTGTTAATAATTGATTTGCAAATTTCATTATCAACCTTTTTATTAGCAAGATTAATTGTTGCACCAATTATTTCGTTAATTGTTTGTACTTCATAATCCCATTTTTTTAATATTTTTTTTGCTTCCCTTACCCATTTAACGCAGCATTTCAAGTGGTTAGGGTGTGCTTCGCCAGATTTGGCATGATGGATTTCTACTGCGGTTGCTTCTTTGACTGCATCAGTGACTTCAAATAAAAGATCAGATTCAAATATGTCCTTGGGTGAGCAGTAATTGACATTTTCCAGCAGCGAAATTCCTCCATATTGATAACATTGCGCAACCAATCGAGAACAAAATTGATACTTGTTTATCTTTTTAAGGAGTGTTTTTTTTTGGTTGGGATTCAGGCCTGCAAGTGCAGCTTCTTTTACGCTATAAGATGAACCAACCAAATCCCTTGCACGTAATTTTATTCTGTCCATTATAAAGGGAACTGCACGTTCCTTTAATCTTAGAACTTTCAGATCATTTCTGTATGGTACATAGAAACGATTTGGCACTCTGGAAAAAACGCCCCCATCGCCAGTAGCTTCGATAAGTGTATCCTCAAGGTAAATCATTGCATGAGTGTAATAACAATTTGTTGCAAGTTCGATAATAGGACTTACTTTTGAATAACCATGCTCAAGGATAACATCCCCATCTTCTAATTTAGATAGATCTAGAATATATCCTTTATTGCTGTATTTTTCATAAATATCGGAGGTGGTTACTGTTGGCGAGTCATTCATTTTTTACTGATGTCCTTTCTTTGTGAATTAAATAGCTACCTGCAGGAATCGAATATAACTAAAAATCAAGCCCAAAAAAATGATGTAAGTATCATTATTGTCCATTGTGCCACTTCCCACACAAAGCTCGAAGCGTGCGCCGCGCGCGTATCAATCTGAACATAGTCACACCTTCTCTACACCGGAGTGACTGCCATATGGCTCAGGATTACCACCACGGGGTGCGCGTTGTTGAAGTCAACGACGGCACCCGATCTATCACCACGGTAAGCACCGCTATCGTGGGCATGGTCTGCACCGGCGATGATGCTGATGCATCCGTATTCCCTCTCAATAAGCCGGTTCTGCTGACGGATGTGCTGGAGGCCAGCGGTAAAGCAGGCGAGTCCGGCACGCTGGCCCGTTCGCTGGATGCGATTGCCGACCAGTCAAAACCCGTGACGGTTGTTGTGCGCGTGGCGCAGGGTGAAACCGAAGCGGAAACCACCTCCAATATTATCGGTGGCGTCACGTCCGACGGTAAAAAAACGGGGATGAAAGCGCTGCTTTCTGCGCAGTCGCAGCTGAAAGTTAAGCCGCGCATTCTCGGTGTGCCGGGGCACGACACACAGGCGGTTGCCACTGAGCTGATGAGTGTTGCGCAGAGCCTGCGCGGGTTTGCCTACCTGTCTGCCTATGGCTGTAAGACGGTGGAGGAAGCCATTGCTTACCGGGACAATTTCAGCCAGCGAGAGGGGATGCTGATCTGGCCTGATTTCATCAACTTTGACACCGTTCTGAAAGCCGATGCGACGGCTTACGCCTCCGCTCGTGCGCTCGGGCTGCGCGCCAAAATCGACGAACAGACCGGATGGCACAAAACCCTGTCCAACGTGGGTGTGAATGGCGTCACAGGTATTTCCGCTGATGTGTTCTGGGATCTGCAGGACCCGGCAACGGATGCAGGACTGCTGAACCAGAATGACGTCACCACGCTGATCTGCAAAGACGGGTTCCGTTTCTGGGGTTCCCGCTGCCTCAGTGACGATCCGTTGTTTGCATTTGAGAACTACACCCGCACGGCGCAGGTGCTGGCTGACACGATTGCAGAGGGGCACATGTGGGCGGTGGATAAACCACTGAATCCGTCACTGGCCCGCGACATTATCGAAGGTATCCGCGCCAAATTACGCAGCCTGGTGAATCAGGGATACCTCATCGGGGCTGACTGCTGGCTGGATGAGTCAGTGAACGATAAAGACTCCCTGAAAGCCGGGAAACTCACCATCGACTACGACTACACGCCTGTGCCGCCGCTTGAAAATCTGATGCTGCGACAGCGCATCACCGATCGCTACCTGGTCGATTTTGCCAGCCGTGTCAGCGCATAAGGGGGATACATGGCATTACCACGCAAGTTAAAACACCTGAACCTGTTCAACGACGGGAACAACTGGCAGGGGATCGTTGAGTCCCTGACCCTGCCGAAATTCACCCGCAAGTTTGAGAAGTATCGCGGCGGCGGTATGCCGGGCGCGGTGGATGTGGATATGGGGCTGGATGACGGCGCACTGGACACGGAATTTTCAATCGGCGGCACCGAACTGCTGTTATTCAAGCAGATGGGTGCTGCCACGGTGGACGGTATCCAGTTGCGTTTTACCGGATCTATTCAGCGTGACGATACCGGCGAAGTGCAGGCTGTTGAGCTGGTTGTGCGCGGTCGTCACAAAGAGGTGGATTCCGGCGAGTGGAAAACCGGAGAAAGTAGCGCCACCAAAGTCAGCAGCACCAACAGTTACGCCAAGCTGACCATTAACGGCGAGGTGCTCTATGAGGTTGATGTGGTCAACATGATTGAAATCGTTGACGGCGTGGATCTGATGGAAGCACACCGTAACGCCCTTGGCCTCTGATTTAACTTAACGGCGCAGTGATCCGCGCCAGTATCTGATTAACAGGAAACGAACATGAGCGACAAGCTGACTGAAAAAACCGTACAACTGGATACGCCAATCATGCGCGGTAAAACCCAAATCACCGAAATTGTGCTGCGTAAGCCTCAGTCCGGTGCGCTGCGCGGCACCCGCCTGCAGGCCATTATGGATATGGACGTGGGGGCCATGATGACAGTGATCCCGCGTATTTCCACCCCAACTCTGACCGCACAGGAAATGGCTGAACTGGACCCCGCCGATCTCACCGCGCTGTCGGTCGAGGTGGTGACTTTTTTGTTGAAGAAGTCGGTGCTTGCCGGTTTACCGACAGCCTGACGATTGATGACCTGGTGGCGGATATCGCCACCATCTTTCACTGGTCGCCGTCCATCACTGACGTTATGTCGCTGACAGAGGTGCTGGAGTGGCGGCACAAAGCGATTCAGAGAAGCGGGGCCAGCGATGAGTGACAATAACCTGCGTCTGCAGGTGATTCTGAATGCGGTTGACAAGCTCACCCGCCCATTTCGATCCGCGCAGGCCAGCTCAAAAGAGCTGGCTGCCGCTATTCAGCAAAGCCGCGCCCGGCTGAAAGAGTTAGATTCTCAGGCGGGCAGAATTGATGGCTTCCGTAAGGCCAGCGCGCAGCTGGCAGTCACAGGTAACAGCCTTAAAGCCGCCCGCGAAGAAGCGGCAAAACTCGCCACGCAGTTTACTGCGACCAACCGCCCGACGGCAGCACAGGCCAGACTGCTTGAGCAGACTAAAAATCGCGTCACCGATTTACAGGGAAAATATAACGGGCTGCGTCAGTCAGTGCAGCGTCAGCGCCTTGCGCTGAATGAGGCAGGGCTTGATACAAAGAAACTGAGCAGCGCACAGCGTGAGCTACGGCAGAACGCCGATGAAACCCGACTGGCACTGGAGCGACAGCAAAAATCCCTGAAACGCCTGGGTGAACAGCAGGCGAGAATGAATGCGGTTCGTGATCAGTATTCGCGCCGTCTTGAGGCTCGGGATCGCATAGCCGGAGCCGGGGCCACCACTACGGCAGCGGGGCTGGCAATGGGCGCGCCGGTTATGGCTGCAGTTAAGAGCTACGCCAGTATGGAAGATGCCATGAAAGGCGTGGCAAAGCAGGTAAACGGGCTTCGTGACGATAACGGCGACCGTACAAAACAGTTTTATGACATGCAGGATGCCATTAAGGCTGCCAGTGAGCAGCTGCCGATGGAGAATGGCGCTATAGATTATGCCGCGCTGGTTGAAGGGGGGGCGCGTATGGGCGTGACCAACCAGGACGATCCCTTTGAGGACCAGAAACGTGACCTGCTGGCCTTTGCATCCACGGCGGCAAAAGCTGCAACGGCCTTTGATCTGCCCGCCGATGAGCTGGCGGAAGGATTGGGGAAAATCGCGCAGCTCTATAAAGTGCCGACGCGCAATATTGAACAACTGGGCGATGCGCTGAACTACCTGGACGATAACGCCATGTCAAAGGGTGGGGACATTATCAACGTCCTGCAGCGTATGGGGGGCGTGGCTGACCGCCTTGACTTCCGAAAGGCTGCTGCGCTGGGTTCAACATTCCTTTCTCTTGGGGCTGCCCCGGAAATTGCCGCCAGCGCCTCTAATGCCATGGTGCGTGAACTGTCCATTGCCACCATGCAAAGTAAGCGCTTCTTTGAAGGTATGAACCTGCTGAAACTCAATCCTGCGGAGATTGAAAAGCAGATGACCACCGATGCCATGGGCACCATTCAGCGGGTTCTGGAGAAGGTCAACAATCTGCCGCAGGATAAACGCCTGTCAGCCATGACAATGATTTTTGGTAAAGAGTTCGGCGATGATGCGGCAAAGCTGGCTAACAACCTGCCGGAGCTGCAGCGTCAGCTGAAACTCACATCAGGCAGTGGTGCTAATGGCTCCATGCAGAAAGAATCCGACATTAACAAAGATTCATTGTCTGCGCAGTGGTTGCTGGTTAAGACTGGCGCGCAGAACGCTTTCAGCAGTCTGGGGGAAACGTTGCGCCAGCCGCTGATGGATATTATGGGCATGGTTAAGGGCGTGACCGGGGCGCTGCGTCGCTGGGTGGAGCAGAACCCTGTGCTGGCTGGCACGCTGATGAAAGTGGCGGCGGCTACGGCGGCTGTCACTGTCGGGCTGGGTACACTTGCCGTAGCAGTGGCTGCTGTGCTGGGGCCGATTGCGGTGATTCGGTTTGGCCTGTCTGTGCTGGGTGTAAAAACATTACCCTCCGTTGCTGCAGCGGTAACACGTACTGGCGGTGCCCTGTCATGGCTGGCAGGTGCGCCACTTTCCCTGTTGCGTCGGGGTATGGCGTCATCCGGTGGCAGTGTCGGGTTGCTGAGTGCCCCGCTTAATTCCCTGCGTCGCTCAGCCGGAATAGCGGGTAATGCACTGAAAACGGTGGCAGGTGCTCCGCTTGCCGTGTTCCGTGTCGGTATGTCAGGCATCCGTAATGTTATCGGTATGGTGATGAACCCGCTGGCGGCGTTGCGGGGTAGGCTGTCAGCTGCCGGTGGTGTGTTGCGTTATCTTGTTTCTGGTCCGCTGGCATTACTTCGCGGCGCGCTGTTTGGTATTTCCGGCATGCTGGGTGCGCTGCTCAGTCCGATAGGGCTGGTTGTGGCTGCGCTGGCTGGTGTGGTGCTGGTTGTGTGGAAATACTGGCAGCCCATCAGTGCATTTCTGGGGGGCGTGGTGGAAGGGTTCAAAGCTGCTGCTGCGCCCATCAGCGCCGCCTTTGAGCCGCTCAGACCCGTGTTTCAGTGGATTGGTGACAGGGTGCAGGCCTTGTGGGGCTGGTTCAGTGATTTGCTGACCCCGGTTAAATCAACTTCCGAAGAACTGAACAGCGCAGCTGCAATGGGACGCCGGTTTGGTGAGGCGCTGGCGGAAGGTCTGAATAGGGTGATGCACCCGCTGGAGTCACTTAAATCCGGTGTGTCATGGCTACTGGAAAAGCTCGGTATTGTCAGTAAGGAGGCGGCAAAGGCGAAACTGCCTGCGCAGGTCACGCAGCAGCAATCCGCCACAGTGAACAGTGACGGCAAAGTGGTGCTGCCGCCAGGCGGGTTCCCGGCTTACGCAAGGATGTACGACACGGGCGGGATCATTCCACGCGGGCAGTTTGGCATTGTTGGAGAAAATGGCCCTGAAATTGTGAACGGACCGGCAAATGTCACCAGCAGGCGGCGTACTGCTGCGCTTGCCTCTTTCGTTGCAGGCGTGATGGGGGTAGCTGCGACACCTGCAGAAGTGGCTCCGCTTCATCCGTTCAGTCTGCCTGCTAGGGCATACCAGACGCAGCCAGTGAAGGCTGACAGCCCGCCGTCAGTTATTCGTTATGAGATAAATGCGCCCATTCATATCGTCGCGCAGCCGGGACAGAGTGCGCAGGATATTGCCCGTGAAGTGGCACGCCAGCTTGACGAGCGGGAACGCAGGGCCAGGGCAAAAGCGCGCAGCAATTTCAGCGATCAGGGGGGGTATGAATCATGATGATGGTGCTGGGTTTATATGTATTTATGTTGCGCACTGTCCCTTATCAGGAGCTGCAGTATCAGCGCAGCTGGCGACATGCAGCCAACAGCCGGGTGAACCGCCGCCCGTCAACGCAGTTTCTTGGCCCGGATAATGATTCACTGACACTGTCCGGGGTTCTGCTGCCGGAAGTGACCGGAGGCAGGCTGTCATTGCTGGCGCTGGAGTTGATGGCAGAGCAGGGCAAAGCCTGGCCTTTAATTGAAGGCAGCGGAACCATTTACGGCATGTTTGTTATTGAAAGTCTGAGCCAGACAAAGACGGAGTTTTTTGCAAGCGGAATGCCCAGGCGCATTGAGTTTACGATCACCCTCAAACGGGTTGATGAATCGCTGTCTGACATGTTCGGGAGCCTGAGTGACCAGCTCAGCAACCTGCAGGACTCTGCTGTCTCTGCGATTGGGGGGATTAAGAACACGGTAGGAGGATTGCTGCAGTGAACGTTAATTCTGATCTTCTGAATCTGAACAGCAAAAGCCCGGCTTTCAGTATCGTCATTGAAGGTAAGGACGTGACGACCGTGCTGGATACCCGCCTGATGAGTCTGACGCTGACGGATAACCGGGGCTTTGAAGCGGACCAGCTTGATCTGGAGCTGGACGACGCCGACGGGCTGATCGCCCC